AATAGGACCCATAACAATAGAAGCATGATAAATAAAATTTGGAATTGGATAAAAAATATATTTAAACCTGAAAAACAAGATCCACATCTTACTTTGTATGAAGAAGCAGAAATAGAAGAAACTGCAAAACAAAAAAAGATACGTTTAAAACATAAAGGAGATGTTAAATAATGGCTGGATTAAGTGCATCAGGATTAAAAACACAAATAAGAAGTTATACAGAAACAGATTCTACGGTTTTATCAGATTCTGTTTTAGAAAATATTATCTTAAATGCACAATACAGAATTTTTAGAGATGTGCCAATTGACGCTGATAGAAAGCAACAATCTGGTAATTTAGTTACAGGACAAGAAACTATTAACGCTCCAGCAGGGGCTGTCTTCATAAGAGGTATCCAAGTCTATGATTCTACATCAGAAATTACAGGACCTAATGTTTGGTTAGAAAAAAAAGACATAACTTATTTACAAGAATATGTATCTTCAACAGCATCAGCTAAAAGGGGCCAACCTAAATATTATGCTATGTTTGGTGGTGGAACTGGTGAGTCTGACACAACATCTGGAAGAATGATGTTTGCTCCTGTCCCTGATACAACATACAAATTTAGAGTTCACTATAATGCAGCTCCTGCACTATTAGAGGGTGACAACACCAATTATATTAGTCTAAACTTTCCAAATGGACTATTATATTGTTGTCTATCAGAGGCATATGGATTTTTAAAAGGTCCAATTGATATGTTGACACTATACGAAAATAAGTATAAACAAGAGGTACAAAAGTTTGCTAATGAGCAAGTTGGTAGAAGACGAAGAGACGACTACACAGACGGCGCAGTTAGAATACCAGTAACCTCGGCAAACCCATAGGAGAAAAATTATGGCAATAACATCGGCGATTTGTACAAGTTTCAAACAAGAAGTTTTAGTTGGAACACATAACTTTACTGCTACAACTGGAAACACATTTAAAATAGCTCTATACACAAGTTCTGCAACTTTAGGTGCAGGCACTACAGCGTATTCAACTTCAAACGAAATTTCAAATACATCTGGAACTGCTTACACAGCGGGTGGAGCAACATTAACAAGCGTTACGCCGACTACATCAGGAACAACTGCATTCTGTGATTTTGACGATGTAAGTTATACTTCAGCTTCATTTACAGCTAATGGTGCATTAATTTATAATTCTTCACAATCTAATAAAGCTGTTTGTGCGATAGCTTTTGGTTCTGATAAAACTGTGACAAGTGGAACTTTTACTATTCAATTCCCAACAGCAGACGCAACTGACGCAATAATACGAATAGCATAAGGAGGTCTTCCTTATGTCAAACACCTGGAACCGAACTGGAACAACCTGGGGTCAAGGACTTTGGGGTGAACAAGATAGTAATAGTGTATCACCCTCTGGTTTTTCTATTACTTCATCACTTGGAACAACAGCAGCTTATGCAGCTCAAGGTTGGGGAAGAGATGAATGGGGTGAAGAACCTTGGGGAGAAAGTTTTGATCCCGTAATTGCACCAACCGGTTTTGAATTAACTGCTTCAGTTGGAACTCTTACAGCTTTTAACGAACAAGGATGGAGCAGAGATACTTGGGGATTTGAAGATTGGGGAGATAGTTCTCAAACTGTTACACCAACCGGTGTTTCAGCAACTGTTTCAGTTGGAACTCTTATAGCACAGAATGAACAAGGATGGGGTAGAGATGCTTGGGGTGATGAAGTTTGGGGAGATACTTCCGATCCTGCAGTAACTTTAACAGGACAAGCAGCCACTGTTTCTGTTGGGTCTATTTCTCCTGCAGATGTAATGGGTTTAACAGGAGTTTCTGCAACCGTTTCAGTAGGATCTATTTCTCCTGCAGATGTAATGGGTTTAACAGGAGTTTCTGCAACTTCTTCTGTTGGATCTATTTCTCCTGCGGATGTAATGGGATTAACAGGAGTTTCAGCAACTTCTTCTGTTGGATCTATTTCTCCTGCGGATGTAATGGGATTAACAGGAGTTTCAGCAACAGTAAGTCTTGGTGATACAACTATTACATCTAATCCTCTTGTTGAACCAACAGGTTTAGCGATGACATCTGCAGTAGGTAATTTATCACCTGCAGACGTAATGGGATTAACTGGAGTTTCTGTAACTTCTTTTATTGGATCTATTTCTCCTGCAGATGTTATGGGATTAACAGGTCAAGCAGGTACTGCTTCTGTTGCTGCTTTTGGAACTGCCACAGGTTTTGGAATTCAAGCATATCAAGCTATTGACACAGGTTCAAATACATCGTATACAGACGTAGCAGCATAAGTTTAGGAGAAAAAATATGGCATCAACTTATACACCCCTAGGGATAGAACTTCAGGCAACTGGTGAAAACGCCGGTACATGGGGAACAAAAACTAATACTAATTTACAAATTATAGAACAAATAGCTGGTGGATTTACTACACAAGCTGTTTCGGATTCTGGTGATACAACACTATCGGTTTCAGATGGATCAACAGGTGCAACTCTTTCACACAGAGTTATAGAATTTACAGGATCTCTTACAGGAGCAAGAAACGTAACAATTCCTTTAGATGTACAAAATTTTTATGTATTAAAAAATTCAACAAGTGGATCACAAACTGTTACATTTAAATATGCAACAGGATCAGGAGATAGTGTAGCTGTCGCTCCAGGTGCAGTAAAAATGGTTTATGCTACAGCTAACGATGGAACTAACCCAGACATTGATGACACAGGATTTATAACTGCATCTTCTACAGATACTTTAACAAATAAAACTTTAACTAGTCCTGCAATAGGAACAAAAATTTCAGACACAAATGGAAACGAATTAATTAATCTTACTGCAACAGGTTCAGCAGTAAATGAATTTACAATTGCTAACGCTGCAACAAGTGCGGGACCAACTCTTTCATCTACAGGTGGTGATACAAATATAGATATTAATATAACTCCAAAAGGAACTGGAGATGTTGTTCTTGCAGGTGACACTGTAAAAGTTGGAGACAGTGGTGCAGCAGCTACTTTAACTTCAAATGGAGCAGGTACACTTACAGTAACAACAGGTGGAGCAACTGACCTAGTTTTAAATACAAACAGTGGAACTAATTCAGGAACAATTACAATTACTGATGGAGCAAATGGAAATATTAACATTGCACCAAATGGAACTGGTGTTGTTCAAGCTGGTGGTTCAGCAGTAAAAGTAGCAGGAAAAGAAACTATGTGGGTACCAGCTTCAGCTATGTACGGAGCAACAACAAATGGAGCAGACGCACAACAAGTTGAAACTACTGCAACAAGACCTGATATGAAAGTATTAGATTTTGATGCAAGTACAGATGAATTTGCACAATTTTCTGTTGCCTTTCCAAAATCATGGAACGAAGGAACAATAACTTATCAAGTATATTGGACTCCAGGGTCTACAAACACAGGAGACTGTATATTTGGTCTACAAGGAGTTGCATGTGCAGATAATGATACGATTGATGTTGCTTATGGAACAGCAGTAAACGTTACAGATGCTGGAATAGGAACAGTTGAAGATCAACAAATCACTGCAGAAAGTGGTGCAGTTACAATAGCAGGATCTCCTGCTGCTGGTGAGTTAACTTATTTTCAATTATTTAGAGACGCGAATGCTGGTGGAGATACTTTTTCAGCCGATGCAAGAGTTCTTGGAGTTAGAATATTCTTTACTACAGACGCTGCGAACGACGCATAAGGAGTATAGGATATGAGATACATAGATGAAAAACTTACTGTAGGTAAGAATACAAAAAATACACAAAAGAAAAAAACTAAAGGTTTTGGTTATCAAGTTCTTGGTTTTGGAGCTGGTGGAGGTGCACCTGCATTCGTTGAGGCAACTGGCGGAACGATAACAGAATCAGGAAATTATAAAATTCACACTTTTAGTTCTGATGGCACGTTTATAGTTACCAACGCTGGAAAACCTAGTGGATCAACAACAGTAGATTATTTAGTTTTAGCCGGTGGCGGCGGTGGCGGACCGGGTTCAAAATGGGGAGGAGCTGGAGCTGGAGGATTTAGAGAATCAGCAAATCCAGCTTGGACTGGTTCACCATTAGCAGCACCAGGAGCTGCAATTACAGTTTCTGCACAATCTTATCCAATTACAGTTGGTGCTGGTGCAAGTGCAGGAAACAAGGGAAATGATTCAATATTTGATTCTATCACTTCTACAGGAGGTGGAAAAGGAGGTCGAGGAGGCCCACCACCACCAGAAACTGGTCAACCAGGAGGTTCTGCAGGCGGAGGAGGATCCGAAGGATCTAATGACGCTGCAGGAGGTACAGGAAACCAACCTCCTGTAAGTCCACCACAAGGGAACAATGGAGGACCTGGAAACGGACAAAACGGTGTTCACTCTAGAGCCGGTGGAGGAGGCGGCGCAGGAGGCGCAGCATCCAATCAAACTGCAGGTAACGGAGTCACAACTTCTATAACTGCATCTCCAGTAGCTTATGGTGGAGGCGGCGGAGGAGCTGCTGATAACCAACCAGATGGAGCTGGAGGATCTGGTGGAGGAGGAACTGGAAATGGACAGCCAGGAACAGATGGACTCGGCGGTGGCGGCGGAGGAGCTGGAGGATCTGGTGGAGACGGAGTTGTAGTATTGAGGTATTTATTTCAATGATATATTATTTTGCTAAAATATCCGAGTCTAATAAAGTATTAGCCGTACATAAAATAGATGCTGCTACTTCGGAAAAAGGTAAAGCTAAATTACAAGAGATACATGGATGGACAAATTGGGTAGAGACTAAAAAAGACGGATCTATTAGAGGTAATTTTGCAGGTCCAACTATGGATTATGATTCCTCTAACGATTTATTTTTATATGAAAAACCTTTTGACAGTTGGACATTAAATACTTCAACTGGAGATTGGGAACCCCCTGTCACTTACCCTTCAGTAACTACTTGGACTAATGAAAGTAATGAAGATAGACCAATGGATATTGGTTGGAATGAAGAAAATAGTGCATGGCATGCTAAAAAATTAGTTGGAGACGGTGAGACACCCATTACAGATGAAACTTATACTTGGAATACAGGTACAAGTTCTTGGGACCTTATTCCATAAGATTGACTAAATAATATTACTGTAGTATAACCTACTTTTAGAATGAAAAAGAAAGTATTAAAGGAAACATTTTTTATTTGTGAATCTTTGCCCTCGCAAGCAAACATTCAAAACGATGTTTTAGCACAAAATATAAATGATTCGTACATAAGAATAGAACACAAACAAGACAAAAGATTTAAAGACTTTCATTTACAATATCAACAAAATCACACTTGGTTGTTTCAAACAATCAACAATGAATTTTCACTTAATTTTAATAATACTTTAAATTTAATTTCTGTCAGAGGTCAAATAAGTAGACAAAACGAATCTACAATTAAAAGAAATCACATTGATTTAAATGATCTTAAAAGTTCTCCTGATTATACAATTATTTATTTTGTAAAAGGAAATTCAGGTGACTTAATTTTAGAATATGATGATCATAGAGTTAAAAATCTTTATCAATCTATACCTGTTAAAGAAGGAAAATATGTTTTATTTAATTCTAGTTTAAATTACTATATTACTGAAAATAAAAATAAAGATATAAGAAAACATTTAATTATAAACTGTCAAAAAATATGAACTTAAAATATTGTTATTGGGCTTTTCCTGGAGCTCTTGGCTCACAGTTTTGTGATGATGTAATTAATTATGGAAAAAGACATCAAGAAGAAAGAGCTAGCATAGGTAAGTATGGTACAAGAAACGATTTAAATGAGGAGGAAGTAAAGGATTTAAAAAAATTAAGAGACTCTAATATTGTTTGGCTAAATGATAAATGGATTTATAGACAAATTCATCCTTTTGTAAAAGCAGCTAATAAAGCAGCCAATTGGAATTTTCAATGGGACTGGTCGGAATCTTGTCAGTTTACAAAGTATGGTTCTAATCAATATTATGGATGGCACTGTGATAGTTGGACAGAACCTTACAACAAACCAAAAGATCAAGGTCAACACGGTAAGATTAGAAAACTTTCAGTGACTTGTCAGTTATCTGATGTAAAAGATTATGTAGGAGGAGATTTAGAATTTCAACCAAGAACACACGACGATCCAGGCACCATAGTTAAATGTAAAGAGATAGCCACTAAAGGATCTATAGTAATATTTCCTTCTCACGTGTGGCACCGAGTTACACCTGTTTTATATGGAACTAGATATTCTTTAGTAGTTTGGAATTTAGGAGTTTCATTTAAATAATATGGAAAATTTTAATTTTAAAAAAGATGGACTTCACATTGTTAAAAAAGCTATAGAAAAAGATTTAGCTACTTTTTTATACAATTATATTCTTGTAAAAAAACAAGTGGCTCAAACTTTATTTAAAACTAGATATATATCTCCTTACGAAGATATGTTTGGACATTGGAGTGATCCACAAGTTCCAAACACATATGCTAATTATGCAGACATAGCGATGGAGACTTTATTGTTAAAACTACAACCTTTAATGGAGCAAATAACAGAAAAAAAATTATATCCAAATTATTCTTTTGTTAGAGTTTATAAAAAAGGAGATGTTTTAGAAAGACATAAAGATAGAATGAGTTGTGAAATATCTACCACTTTACATCTTGGAGGAGATCCTTGGCCTATATATATTGAACCTGATCCAAAAAAATGTGGAACTTTTGACATGACTAGAAAACCTGGAGAACAATTTGTTAGTCAAAATACTAAAGGTGTTGCAGTTGAACTAGATCCAGGTGATATGTTAATATATAGAGGAAGTATTTTAGAACATTGGAGAGAGGCTTTAAAAGGAGAACACTGCGCTCAAGTATTTTTACACTATAATGATGTTAATTTTAAAAATGCAAAAAATAGAATGTATGATAGTAGATTACATTTAGGGCTACCAGAAAGTTTTCAAAAAATAAAAGATGAATAAAATAATACCAAAAGCATTATTAAAAAAATTAGATCCTAAAGGAACAGATGTTTTTAAAAACAAAATAAAAGATATATTTTCATGGTCAGAATTAGAACACCTTCTAAACTTTAGACCTTATATAAATAATAAAAGATTTATAATGGCTAATTGTTTTAATTATGAAGATTATGTTTGGAGAAATGAAGCTTGGTTAACAGATGTTAACTCTTGGGATCCTGATGTATTAAGTAAGGCTATTAAAAAACATGTTTGTGGTATAGTAGATGCATCTAGAGTTAATCCTAAAATAAATCAAATATGTAAAGAATTAGAAGAACACTTTAATTTAACAACCGATGCTCACATTTATTTTTCTTTAATTAAAAAACATAAAGAGGGTTTTGGCGCACACTGGGATAAATCAGATAATATGATTGTTCAAGTTGAAGGTAAAACAAGATTTAAAGTGTGGAATAAAACAAACGAATCAGTGACAGATAAGAAAGATTTAAAAAAAGAATCAATAATTTTAGATGAGGTTTTGGAAAAAGGAGACGTAATATGGATTCCTTCTCACGTCTGGCACGAAGCAATATCTTTAGAAAAAAGAATATCTATAAGTTTTCCATGTTTTAAATCAAGTCTACCATCTCAAAACAGAAAGTGGATTAAATTAAGTGAATGATATTTTTACTGTTGCAATAGATATAAGTAAATTAAACATGCCTGATTTATCTCAAAAATGTTATAAAATAAAAAACAAATATAAAAGTGTTGCCGTAAGTAATATAGGAGGCTATCAATCTCCTATTTTAAATCCAGACGATTTAAAAGAAATTACTCCGGTTGTTTTAGAACAAGCTAAACAATACAATTTAAAAACTTTAAAGTTAAAAGGAAATTTACGTATATTAAATTACTGGTTAAATATTAATACATTAGGAAACTACAACACAACACATCGTCATCCTTTTACTTTTATTTCAGCTGTTTTGTATGTTAAGGCTCCTAAAAATTCTGGTAAACTTGTCTTTCATAATGAACATCCTTTAGATTTATTTTTTGAAAAACAAGAACTTAAAGAATTTAATAAATTTAATAGTACAAATTATGATGTACATCCAGAGGATAATTTATTAATTATTTTTCCTGGTTATTTAAAACATTCTGTAGAACCTTCTTTATCTACAGAGGATAGGATTAGTATAGCTTTTAATTTAGGTTGATATGAGTTTATTACCAATATTTTCAACACCTGTGTATTTAAATAAAATAGAGGTACAGGAGGAGTGGATACAACTTGCAGAACAAGAATCTTATAAAAGAAATTTTGTAAACAATGCTTGGATGGGTGAGGACTATTATGTTTTAAATAAATTACCAGATCTTAAAAAACAAATAGAGAAGTTAGTAGATGACTATACAAGGAACATTATAAAAATATCAAAATCTCAAAAATTTTATTTCTTAAATTCTTGGATTAATAAACATGAAAAAGGAGATTGGGGACAAAATCACAATCACGTAAACAGTATGATAAGTGGTGTTTACTATTTACAAGATGGAGAGGACATGGGAAATCTTAATTTTTGTAGAATCCCTTATCACCAAGCTTTATTTCCAAATCATTTTTGTATTAATTATGATGAACAAAACTATATAAACAGTGATGAAATAACAATAACAACAGAATCAGGACTATTAGTTTTGTTTCCCTCCCACCTACTACATCGAATTGATAGAAATAACACAGACAAGTCTAGATATTCTCTTGCTTTTAACTTGTTTATAAAAGGAGAGATGGGTGCTTCACAAGAAATGCAGCTCACTTTATAAATTGAACTACGGTTAAATATGCTATATAGGTAGTATATTTTAGGAGAAATACATGCTACAAAAGATAGGTTTTCAACCCGGTATTAACAAACAAATATCTGAAACTACGGCCGAAGGTCAGTGGACAGATTGTGATAATGTTAGATTTCGTTATGGTATTCCTGA